AATCTTCTTCGCCAAAATGTGCCCTTCTAATATCACCTTGATTAAGACCTCTTACTAAATCTAATGCCTCATATTTATGATTTTTTACTCCATTCATCATAGTCTTAATTACTTTCTGTGATGCCTTTCCTAAAATCTGTGACATTACATTTAAATCTTTATCAACGGATTGTTGTGCCTCTGGTGAACTAAACGGCTTACCATATTCGGCTTCATCTAATTCAATCAAATGTTGTTTAAATTTTCTATGATATGATTCTTCGGTAGTTGATTTTTTGGATTGATCTACTACAATTCCATCTTTTTCAAGGAAATATTGTTTAAACTTTCTATGACTAAATTCGCCCATTATTCACCTCTGATAATTTTATTAATCATATCTTCTGCCTTACAATACGTTCCACAAGTTCTACCTACAGGATTCTGACGATCTACACTTTCATTCATAGGATACATAAAAGCTCCTTGTGTAGATGGATTTGATACGAAATCAAATGCTATCAATTCAAAATCTGGTTGAACTTGTGTGGTTGGTTCACCATCTTCAGCTTCACCGATAGTTTCTACTGAACCCATACCACGAGATGAAATTCCAAGTTTAATTCCTGCTTTAAATAATTCTTTTAATATATTTCCACTCGGAGTTCCTAATACTTCAACTGTTCCAAGTAAATCATCCCCCAACCAATGCATCTCTTTAATATTATGTGAAACGTTCTGTAGGTTCACCACAGATGAATCTGGGTGGTCTAACTCCCCCATAGCCCGACGTTCTTTAATATAGGTGGTTGTATACTTCTTAGCCTCTCTTACTAAAACTTCACGCGGATAAACTCTACCATTTTGATTTTTAGCCTCTGCACGTTGAAGTACTCCTTTAACAATTAATTTACCATTATTTTCTTTTAATGATTCATTTATCTGTTCTGATTTTACTTCAAATGGTAGATAATCTACTAATAGTTCCTTGCTCATAATTATTTTATCCTCTTAGTGAGTGCCATAAATTCTCTCATAAATTTAGTTATATTCTGTTGATATGACCTTATTATTTTATTAGCCGTAGATTTTTCACCACCACTACTTAAATCTTGTGCTATCTCATACATCTTATGACGTAAATTACTTTCTGCTTTTTCTAAATTCTTTACCTGTTTTTGTAATTTTTTTAATTTTACAGGTGCCTCCGTCAAAATATCAGACGCTACAAGATAATCTTTTAATCCTACAGACATTAATACAATTTACCGACTTTATTGGCCAACTTAACTAATCTCTCACTAATTTTACCTAAAGCTTTATGAGTAGTTTTCCAATAATCTCTTGAATCAACCTTCAACTCATTTTTCAGTCTAACATTATACTGAACTGTTCTTTCTAAATCTTTTAAACAATCACGAGTCTCTCTCATAGCCATTCCAATTTTTTGTTTTGGGTTGAGAGTATCATCATTTCTCCATTGATGATATCTTCCTTCTTTAACAACTTCATACCCAGTTGAATTGGTGGCCACTTCTTCTTCCTTATCTTTATCTTTCTTTTTCTTAGAACTAAATGCAAAAGGTGTATTATATCCTGCTATATCACCCGTTTGAGTAATCTCATTAGTTTTTAATATTTCTCTAACAAATGCTCTAATATATTGTCTTAACTTATTTTCTGTCAAGGACATCTTCCAACTCCGTTATTAAGTCATAATATCTTAGTAAAGTTGTTAATTTCTTCTCAGTATCTTTATTTTCATTAATAGTATCTGCAAAGTTAATCGCCTCTGTTAACTTAATTTTAGTAATATCATCATCTATAGTAGGTACGAGTTTTTTCAGATAACTTTTTATTTTACCCACCTCTACTTGTACAAATTCTCTTAATGAAGTAGCATTAGAAACATTATTAATATATTTTCTTAATACTTCTTTTTGTTCAGTTGATAACTTAGAATACTTCTTATTAAACTTTTCTACCATTAACTCATAAGCAAGTAATCTAATATCCTTTTCTTCAGTAGTTACTGGAGACACACTAACCTTTTTATTAGGATTAGAGGAAATTAAGTTTTCAACTATAGTATATCTTGAATCCACTTCTTCTTTTGGACTATAACTTTCTCTCGAAGTTTCAATAGAAAATAGTTTCCAAATTGAAGCCAATTGTTTAAAATTAGGAATTTTTGAAGTAAATAATTTTTTTACATCATAATCTTCTTTAATTTCTTTTATTAAATTAAATTTTTCGCGCCTAAGAGAAGAATTTGTAATTTGTGCCCGTTCTTTCAAAACAGCATCGACTAATCTGTTTGCACGTTCTTCAGAATTATATCGTTCTTTTGTTAAGATTGAATATAATCCTAATTCTTTTCCTAAAGCAGTATTTTTATTAAAATACTTTTTGACTAAATTTACAGATTTTGATTCTTTATTACTCAAAATATCTGATGTTATTTGACGCGTCAAAACTTCAAATAACACACCAGTATTTTTAATTTTACTGTGCTTCAACTTTTTAGACATATATCACTCCAATGATAATTATATTAGTTCTATTATAAATATTAAACTTCTAAAGTTTATATATATTACGTTTTAGAATTTATTTCCTTATCATATTCCTCTTTTACTTCCTCAGACTCAGTTAATATCTTTGTATGAGGTTTAATTAATGTTCCCTTTAGTTTATCAACGTGGGCTAAAGCTAATGACTTACCATATTTAGGTGCTCCACTCCCACCCTTTCTTTTATCGTGTTTTCCTAATGGATCCCTACCTCGTGCACTACCATCTTTTCCATAATGAGGGCCTTCATTAGGTCTACCTGCTCCTGGCTGTCCGCCTTCTGGAGCTCCACCTTCATCTTCTAATTCGTGTCCAGTTCTACCCATAGCTAAATCACTTGGTGTTCCTTGTGATTCACCAGTTTTTGCTGGATCGTTTCCTTCAGATTCTATCTGAGCTCTTCTAAATTTTTGTTTAACATCGAAAACAATACCTTCATCTTCGTGTTTAATCTCTTCTTCTGTAAATCCAAATATGTTTCTATAAATCCAATCTGTAGAAACTATACCATCTTGTAACATACTTGATGCTAATTGTGTTTTACTACTCCACAACTCAATTTTTTCTTGTTCATATATCGTGGATGGGTTTGTTAATCCCAAATCGAAATTAACTAAATCTGCATCTGTATATCCTTGCACGTATAAATGAACAATAGCAATCTTTGTTAATTCACTAATAATAATTCGTTGGATTCTTTCAATCGTTCTTGCAAACCTTACATCTTCTGCTGCTAAAGTTGCCTTTGAACCAACTTGTTCTTCATATCCAAGAAATGCTTTGGGTATCTTTAATGATGCCATTAATTTATTTCTTAAATACTCAATATCTTCTACTGCCTCATAAGTTAATCCAGGTAATGAATCTATTTGTGTTCCACTATCTCCACCACGAACAGGTACAAAGAAATCTTCTGTTATGTTTTGCATATTATAACGTAAATTATAATCACCAGATTCTTTTTCTACTACGGGTGCCTTTTTCATTTTATTGATAATTTGTTGCATATAATTATCAACTTCGTTTGGTGGGATATTACCTATATCAATTTTAAATACTCTTTTTTCAGGTGCTCTCATAATTCTATGAATTAACATCGCGTCTTCCATAAGAGATAATTGTTTCCAAGTCTTTCTACCACCTTCAACCATAGCCTTACCATATGGTAAATAATTTGAATCACCCAATAATCTAAAATGAGCAATTTCGAAATTTTCAAATTCTTGTTGAGTGTGAGATAATTTTGACTGATTTGGATCTGCTGATTCTAATACGAATTTAACATATTCTGGATTTTCTTCATCAATTCCTTCTAATCTCACAACATCATAACTTGATAAAGGAACTACATTTTTAACTCCATATTTTTCATCGATTTCTAAATGTAAAAAGAAATCACCATACTTACACATATTACGAACCCAAGACCATAAGTTAAACTCTATATTCAATATATCATAGAATAAATTATGTAGTATTTGTTTTATCTGGTCATTATCACTATTGATTGTTAAAACATCACCATACTCGGATTTCATTGTTGATTCATCCGAATAAACATCCAATGCGGATGATATAATGGCATCACTATCCATTGATTCATAATCTCTAAATAATCCTAACCGCATTGAGCGTACCATTGCGGTATCTGAATATCCAGATAATCCTTTACCCGTTGAAAACAATCGTTGATATCTATCCACTAATTGCTTTTGTGGTAAATATTGTATTTTACTCGTATCTGCTACTTTTAATTTTCTTCCACCAACGTTTCTAACAATAACGTTACCTGAAAATAATCTAAACAGTCGAGCTCTTATTGAAGTGTCTGCCATACTTTCCTCTAATTAATTAACCATTCTAAAGATTCTTTTTCTTTATTTCTATTTCCTACATCCCATTGCCAGGCATCCTGGCCAGGGTTTTCCTCTGTTATATAAATACCAGGATTCATATCCATTCCTGTTAAAGTTTTCTTTTGTAATTCTATTCCCTCAGCTCTCAATCTCAATGCTGTTTCTCTTATCCACAATCCAATACCAAATGACATTACTAAGTCATCATTATATCCTTGCATAGCTTCAGCTTTAGTTCCGTTATATATAAATACGAATAATTCATCAATTAATCTCTGGGAATAAACTTTAACTGACTTTTCTCTAAAAAATTCTTCTAATTTAGAAATAACTAACGGTCTTGTTTTCGTGGACATTGTAAACCCAGGAATCATTTGTTTTTCTTGTCTATAAATTTTATTAGACATTTGTTTTTGTGTATCTACATATTGTAAATCTTTACTCATATAAAATAGGTTTTCATATTCCCTATCAATCACTTGTTGAATTGCTGCCCACCCAATTGTGGCATTTTCAATTACCAATAATGCATTATTATATTCCTGAGATATATTTACAAGTAAGTTACCAAAATCTCTTGTAGAAATCTTACCTTTATATTCCGCTACTTGTTTACAATCTTCTACTTCCATAACATGAAATGCTGAGTAGTCGGTCGCATCCCCCCTACTAACATCTGCACTCACCACATAATCTTTTGTATAATTAGGTTGTTCCCATATCCAAACATTATTATCAACTCCACGTTTTTCCATCGGGTCTTTTACCATAGTGGTTCTATATTCTTCTAAAATAACACCATCTACTACTGATTGTCCTGAAGTGACGAAATCACAATCACATTCTTGAGCTGCCATTGACGGCCCTAATAATTTATCTTGTTCATCTCTCCACTCTTGTTCTCTGTCTGGATGTATAGTCCAATGAAGTTTAATCATATTCCAATTATTAGTACCATCTTCAGCATCAACCCAAGTTCTGTGAAACCAATTTCCTACACCATTTGGTGTAGAAAGAGCAATACATCTACCACCCAATGCCAACGTTTGAGATGCCGCAGTCCATATTGAATCTATTTTAGGAATAAACGCCGCCTCATCTAACACCAATAAAGATAGTGCTTCTGAACGACCTGCTTCGTCTGAACTTGCTATTGCCTTAATTTGAGAACCATTTCTATATCTTAATGATAATTTATTGTCTTCTACACAATTTGCCTTTAACCAACTTGGTAAATTTGCGTGCATAACACGAACTTTTGTTACTAAATTTTTAGCAGTATCTTGTTTGGTGGCAATTACCAAAATATTCTTATCATTATGAAATGTCATCATCCATAAAGAGTATCCAGCAGTTAATGTACTGATACCTAACTGTCTTG